CGCTGTACTCTTTCGGGTTCCAATTATTGTCGCTATCAAGCACGCCAAAATCAGTTGGGGCCTTTTGCGATCCATTGACGTAGTGGATCTCGGCCATGTACCCGTCAATATGGCCGCCACTGCCGTTCGGCTCTCCTGAAATCTTGTGTGCTCCAGCTCGACCGATGCCGTAAGTTCCCGTAAAACTCGACCTCGAATCATCACTGTAATCATCAAGCTCTGTGCCGTTTACATAAACCCGCAGCCTGTGGTTTGCAGTGCTGTTCTGCGTGTCTAGTGCTATGACAATATGCATCCACGCGCCAACATCCCTGAAGACTGCAGCAGTCTTTGCGTCAACCACAGAGGTATAGCCGAAACGAATGAACAGCTTGTCATCCGTGTCGAAATACATTTCTGAATAGTCACCATCGCTGGTGCCCTGACATCCAAAAATCTGCTGCTTTGTTCCAAGCTTTGAACGCTTGATCCAAAAGCTAAAAGTCCACTTCTGCCGGTCACCATTAGACGAAAAAGATTTCGTCAAGCTAGAAGTGCTGCCTGAATCGAAGCGCAGACTGCGAGATACCTGAAAAGGCCCCGCTTCTGCTGCTGCTGCTGCAGTTGCAAGCAATAAGGGATTAGCGCTACCAGGAATGCTCATGTCCGCTTCGTATCCAGCACTGCCGTCATCGTAATCCGGCTGGAACTTTCTACATAGTAGGCAAGAACTGAAACAGCATTAGCCGTAGCAGTTACGGTCGGCACCGAACCGCCTGCAAATTTGATATTGGTGTGATAACCAAGCGTTCTGCCGCCTGTGCCGTCTTGCGTTACCACGATCACACCAGATTGACCGGCGGTTGCGTTGGTTGGTGCGCTGATCGTTGAATCTTCTTCAAGCAGCAACGTGAAGTTATTGCCGAGGCTTAGGTCTAACGCAACAGTCCCGTCTGTAAGCGCAACAGGCGTTCCACGTTGTGCCTTCGAGTAGTCTTGCGGAATATTGATGCCAGCAACGGTCATCGTTTCATTAGGCAGCGTGATCGTACGATCGGCTGTTGGGTCGGTAACAGTAAGCGTCGTTTCAAAATCGTTAGCGGTAGATCCCTCGAAAATAATATTGCCGTTAAAGGTGACGTTGCCTGCAAACGTCGCAGTTGAATCGAACGTGGCAACGCCTGTAACGTCTAGCGTCCCTGGAAGATCAACGTTGTCGGTAAATTCAACGTCAGTACCGTTGGCAGCGGTCTGCAGCAGTTGACGAGCGCTACCGTTCGCAAGCTTGCTTACCGCAATCTCTGCAGTTGCGCTGATGTCACCATTCACGATGGTGGCGTCAGCAATCATTGCGCTAGTGACAGTCCCCGTGTCGCCAGTAGTTACAACGTTGCCTGAAACATCCGGGAACGTAATTGTCCGGTCAGCAGTCGGGTTAGTGACTGTAATTGTTGTTTCGTTTGCGTCATCTGCAGAGCCTTCAAACGCCAACACAGCGTTCTGACCCAACAACACTGTTCCAGTAAACGTCGGGCTAGCACCACCAACCTTTTCGGTGTCTAGTTCTTGCAGTGCTGCCTGTACGTCAGTCGCTGAAATATTTCCAGCAGCAGTAAAGCTGATGTTTGCAGCAGTTTGACCTGCGATTGCATTAGAAACGTCAATTAAGATGAAGTCATTTCCAGCACCAGTAGACAACAACATGTCTGGTGGCGCCAATGCAACCGAAGGGGCCGCTCCAGATCCGGTGCCACTGGTACTGACGACCACATAATAATTTTGATTGGTACTAGCAGGTGCCGGCAGGGACTGCCCGCTCGTAAAGCCAGCTGCACTACCTTCGCTGGTTACGCTGTCCAGCAAGTTATTGGCAGCGTCATACGTTCCAGCAAGCACAAGGTTGCCGCTGATAACAGTGATTGGCAGGAATGATGACCCCGTATGGATGTAAAGGTCTTCGTTCAGTTCGTCAAAGAAGAACTGGCCTTTAAAATCTGCCGTCGGGAAGGTGACGACGTTATTTGTAGAGCCTGCACCACCAAACTTTGTGATTGAAGAATCAGCTAGTTTTTCACCTGTAATCGCATCGCTTCCAATTCGATCCGAAGGAATTGTGCCGCTTGTAATCTTTGCGGCCGAAATATCAGGGATGTCCGAAGCAGCAAGAGTTGTTCCACTCGAAATATGCCCTTGACCGTCAACCGTGACTTTTGTAAAGGTGCCAGCAGTCGCTGTATTTGTGTGATTTAAATTGCCGCTGCTGTCTACAGACAAGCCGCTGCCAGGGATGACCGCACCTTTTGCAGTGCTAGTCGCAGCAGGCAAGTCACTTGCTGAAAGCGTGCGACCACCAGTAATCAGGCCTTTAGAGTTGTAAGTAACGACATGGTGCGTTGTAGTCGCAGTGACGGTATTGTCAATTTCAATGGTGTCGCCGTCCATGGTGAGGCCTTCACCATTGACGATTACTGCCCCTTTGGCACTACTTGTCGCCTTTGGCAGGTCACTGTTGTCAATCGCCCTGGCCGCAATCGCACCAGCCTGTCCGGTTGGGCCAGCTAAGAATTGATTTGCAGCAGTCGAGTTATCAATACTTGCCGCGATCGTTACCGCACCTTGTGATGTCGTAGCGGTGATGTTGACGATGCCACTGGCATCACCAGTAACACTGTTAACCGTGCTACTCGTGCCTTTGATGCCCACCCATTGGTCTCCCTTCCAAACGCTCAAGGAGTTGTCGCTGGTGTCTAGGCACAGCTGACCCGTGAAGTCTCCGGACGTAGGCTTGGCTGCTGAGCCGGTGTAAACCTCAAGGACGGAGTTGTCGGCTATTAACGCTGCCGTAACTGCGTCGTTAGCGATTTTGTCACTCGTGATTGCATCATCAGCAATGCCATCCGTAGGCAACCTGTCGGCATCTACGCCAAACAGCAGCTTTGCGCCGGGGATTTTGTCGTCTTCAATCTTGGTGACGCCGTTCTGGATCAGGTCCTTGACCGTGATCTTCTTGGTCTCGCCACCGCCAACGTCAACAACAGCAAGAACGTCGTCATCCGCTAGGCCCGAGCCAGCCAACTGGTCAAGATCACTAATTTTCTTGTCAGCCATGGGTGGCTAGCTCCCGATTAGACGACCTGCTCAAGCTGCAGCTTAGCGCCGCCCTTCTCCAAGAGTATGTTATCAGTGTCTTCTTTCAAGACATCGCCACGGGTGTCTATGGACATCTTTATCTGAATTGGGCCGGTGGTTATGAAGTCTGCCGTAATTTGAACCAAAGTATTTGGATTAAACTGAACGGCACAGGCCGTCAAAACGCCAGTAACTTCATACCAAATTTCATCATCAAGAGCATTTGTGTGGTTCGCTGGGTTGTAGTTTTCAGTTTTCAAATAAAACTTTGCAGCGAAAGAACTGCCAACTTTAGTGCGAAGGGCTAGCTCTAATAAGTAGTGCGGGATCTCCTTGACGGTATCTCCCGTGTATTCCCACTCACAAGACATCCGGCCAGATCCAGACATTACTGTGCTTATCTGGCTGCGAAACTCGTCAGACAAAGTCGTAGTATCTACAGTTTCGCGAGTGGTATTTAGTTCATAGCTTTGAACTCTTCCAAGAATTCTGTAATCAGTGTTTGATACAACTATGTCAACTGATATTCCACTTGAAGGAGCCGCGAGTGCAACAGCGTTTGCTTTTACGCCCCCCATGGCGTGAGCAAAAGTGTCGAAAAGCCTGACACCGCCTAATTCGTCAACGTGAACAAACTTCTTGGCTTTTTTCTTTGTATAACTATCAATAAAAGTCAGATTGGCAGTTCCAGTGATCTCGATTTCATCTCCAGTGAGCAGCTGCCCATGCTCAAAGTCAAGACCGATGCGCTTCTCGGTTACATTGACATCTGAAGCGTTTACCACCGTTTTCAATTGGCTTCCGTCAAATTGACGCTTCAGCTCAACTTGCCCAAAAGTTCCTAGATATACAGTCATTAGATTGATACCGTAGAAAGCTCTCCAGTTGCCTGGAATGAAATTT